CCCCAAACGGGGTACGATGGGAAGACAAGCAACGCATTGTTAAAAACAATCAGGGTGTTGAGCAAATAAGCAATGCTTCAATATTAGTCACCATAGATTTACAAATTGAAGGGTGGTTGTATTTAGGAGATTTGGATTCAATTCATGATTCTGAAGAAAGTAGTTCTGGGGATTATTTGAATCCAAAAAAAGTAAATGGGGCTTATGAAATTATTGCTTTTGATAAAATACCTGAAGTCAAATCCACTGACAAATTTATCAGAACTGCTTATTTAGGAAAATAATAATGAAACGGGGAATAGTTAAATTGGTAGGTATTGAAATGGTGATGAGAAATCTTCAAAGGGAAATAAAAAACATTGAAGGTTTAAGCATGAAAGGTTTGATCAGGGCTGCCATAATTATTAGAAGGGATATGGATAAGACTTCCCCATTGATCCCTTTGGATAAAGGAAATTTGAGGGCAAGCTTTTATACTGTTACAGGAAGAAACTTTTTGTCAGATATAGCTGAATCCAAGAATCCCAATTTTAGAGGAAAGGGAAAAGCAGAAATGAGCACCAATCATGCAAAAGATTTAAGCGGGGCAAAAAGTATTGCCGGGGATAAATTAATTGTAGTGATGGGGTTTAGTGCAGTATATGCTATGTGGGTTCATGAAATGATGGGCAATTCAAATGGTACATGGAGCAGACCGGGGAGTGGGCCAAAGTTTTTTGAGTACAGTATAAATCGAAATGCAGCAAAAGTTTTACAGGAGATAAGGAAATCAGCAACGATTAAAAACTAAATTATGAAAGCAAGTTCAATTGATATATGTGATATGTTGGCTGATAATTCATCCACAACAAGTTCAGAATCTTTAGGACTTACTTTTGGGGAAAATTTGTTTGTAGGAAAGGAACCAGCAAAACCAAACATATGTGTAACGGTATTTGATACCTCAAGCATATCCCCTGCACTGAATATAGGAACTAAAATCAGCAAATATGAATATCCAGCTGTTCAAATAAGAGTTAGATCAGACAATTATGAGGATGGATGGGATATGGCGCAATTTATAGCGGATTCACTACATGGCCGGGCAAATGAGACATGGAATGATTCGTTTTATACTTTGGTGGTTGTCATCAATGGCCCAACCTTTTTGGACTGGGATGAAAACAGCAGACCAAGATTTATTATTAACTTAAATTTACAACGGAGGTAAAAATTATGGATGAACCAGTTGCCGGAAAAGGCACGATATTTCAACGGTGGGACACTGCCGGAACTAAGTGGGATGAAATATCAGAAATTAAAGGGATTGATGGCCCATCGAAATCCCGCTCAACAATTGATACCACAGTGCTTAATGCTGTGGTAGGGTACAAGACCTTTATTGGAGGTTTAAGGGATGGGGGTACTGTAACTTTGGATATGATTTTTACCCGGGAAGGGTATGACTTGATGAATGCAGATTTTGAGGATGATGATTTGCAGAATTATGAAATCATTTTACCTGATTTAGCAGAAACCAGTTTTGAATTTGCTGCGTTGGTTACTGAAATTGGATTATCAATTACGGTTGATGACGTGATCAAAGCTCCGGTGACTTTAAAAGTTTCAGGGATTATCGTAATAAACAGCGGGGCAAATAGCAGTCTTCATGGATAATATTTATTTCTGCTCTAATCACGGGCTAATAAAATAATCATTTACACTTAATTTAATCAAAATGAAAACATTGGATCGCAAAGGCTTATTGAAAAAAGAAGTATGTAAAATTGAACAAGTACAATTGGATGAAGAAACCGTGGTGCACGTACGTGAAATGTCCGGTAAGGAAAGGGATGAGTTTGAAAACAGTATTGTGAAGCAAGTTAAGGTTGGGGATAAAATGGAACAGCGTCAAACACTCGAAAATTTCAGGGCAAAACTTGCTGTTGCTACTTTATGCGATGAAGAAGGAAATCCCCTGTTGACTATTGCTGACGTGGAAACATTATCCAAAAACATGACCGCAAAAACATTGGATAAAATTGTTGAAGTGGCTTCCCGTCTTAATAAGGTTTCAGAAAAGGATAAAGAGGAGTTGACAAAAAACTAAAAAGCCGCCCTGAACGGCAATTTTATTTCAGGCTTTGCCGGGAACTTAAATTTGCACACCCGGATATATTGCTGGAACAATTAACCTCATCCCAATTATCTGAATGGGTAGAATATGACCGGATGGATCCAATTGGGGAATTGCGAAATGATTACAGGTTCAGTTATATGTTTTCATTGATGACTAATTTGGTTATTCGGGCTGTAGGTAAGCAAGGGGCAAAATTGACTTCAGTAAAAGATTTTGAATTTCCATGGAACGTAAAAGTTGAGGATAAAACGCAACAATCCGCAGAGGATATGAAAACAATACTCCTTGCTTTTACAAAATCTCATAATCGAAAAGAAGCTAAAAAACAAAAAATATGAATATAGGTGGTTTAATGGCAACATTGGGTATAGATTCGCAGCTTTGGAAATCGGAGCAGGATTTAAAATATTTTCAGAAGTCCGCAGAAAATTCTTTAACCAAAGTTCAACAAAAAATGGATAAGGTTGCGGATAGCATGCAAAAAGTAGGAACTAAAATGACAATGTTTGTCACAGCTCCTATAATAGCTGCTGGGGGTTATGCTTTTAAAATGGCTTCAGATTTGAATGAGTCTTTGAATAAATCTGATGTTGCCTTTAAAACATCCGGTAAAGTGGTACAGGACTGGAGCAAGACCACTTTAAATGCTTTTGGCATAGCTCAGGGGTCAGCTTTAGATATGGTTAGTATGTTTGGGGATATGGCAACCAGTATGGGATTGCCTACTTCCAAGGCAGCAGAAATGTCTATGAGTTTAGTTGGGCTTGCTGGGGATTTAGCATCATTCAAAAATATTCCTATTGCAGAAACACAGACAGCTTTAGCAGCTGTATTTACCGGAGAAACTGAATCATTGAAAAGGTTGGGTATAGTTATCACTGAAGTAAATTTGAAAGAGTTTGCATTGAGTCAGGGAATCACGAAGAAAATGGAAGCTATGACGCAAGCTGAAAAAGTAAACTTGCGTTATAATTACATAATGTCTGTGACTAAAAACAGCCAAGGGGATTTCACCCGCACGGCTTCCGGGGCAGCCAACCAAATGCGTTCCTTTACGGAGGGTATCAAAGAAACAGCAGCAAGTTTTGGGTCTTTATTACTTCCAACTATAACTTCTGTGATAACATGGGTTAATAGCTTGTTAAAATCCATTATGGGAATGACAGAAACCCAGAAACGATGGTTGATGGGGGCTTTAGCTCTTGTAGCAGCACTTGGGCCATTGGCTTTAGTGATCGGTACTACAATAAAAATTGTGGGGGTTCTTTCTGTGGCTGTAGGGGGATTAACTACTGCAATGGCATGGTTGAAAGTTGCTACTTTATCAAATCCTTGGGGTATGGTTATCACTGCCGTTGCTGCTCTGGGAGGGTTAATGTACACCTATTTTAAAAATACAGAATCAGCAGCCGGGGCGCAAATAAAACTTACCAGTGATTTTGAACGGTTCAATAAATTGAAAAATTCCTTTAATCCTATTTCAGATCAAATGAAAGGGATAGGGGGAATGAACAAAGGGGGTTTGGAAGGTCTTCAAGCTGAAATACAATCCCAAATAGCTCTTGAAAAACAAGCTTCTCTTGATATCGAAAAAGAATACAATAACCGTATTACCACTGACAAAGAATATCTTGCTGCTAAAGTGGGGATGGAAATAAAAGCGGTAACTGAAGCTGAAAAAATAGAAGTGTACAAGAACGAACAAATTGTTTTCAAAAAACAAAAATTGTTTAACGGTTTGAAAGAGGTTGAGTCAGATGAAAATAAAAAGCATTTAACATCCCTTCAAACTTTCCTGAAACAAGTAGAAACCCAATTGACGAAAGTTGGGGGAGCTATTAATGTGAAAGCCCTTGAGGCCACAGAAGCCTTCAACAAAGGCTTAGTTTATATGGCTACGAATGAAAAGTTGTTTGGAACCTCTTTGGATGACGGTAAAAATAAACTGGATTTGTACACCACGTATTTGAAGGCAATGATTGATTCTGGAATAACTTCTGGCAAGGTTATTGACGGTTTGAAAAGTAGGATTGAAGGTTTATCATCAGCCACAGAAAAAGTAAAATCAATATCTGGTTTTGATAATCTTTTAAAAATGCAAAGCGGGTATAAACCCACTAAAGCAAAAGGGGGTTCTTTTGATTTCACCCCGGTAAAACAAGATTTTTCCTCTATGTCTAATCAATGGGCTGGGGATAGTGGTATTGGTTATGATGTTTCTAAAGCTGAAAAAATGGCTGCTGCTAACGTCATTCAAGCAAACACTACGGAAGCTTTAACAAAGAAACTGGGGGATATGTCGAATGAATACCGAAAAGGCGAAATTGCCCAAGCAAAGTTGTTAGAACCAACTAAATGGCAGACTTTTGGGGATGCTATTAATGGAGTGGCTTTAAATTTTCAATCTTTGGGTGATGCGATAACTAAAGCAATGGATGATGGTAAAGTATCCTTTGTTGAAGGGGCTAATATTATAATGCAGGCTGCTTTGAGTATGATTGGTATTCTTTCTGCTTTGGCTGCTGCCCATATGATAACAGCTGAATCCAGTAAAGGTTTGATTGGAATATTGACGGCTGTGGCTGGTTTAGCTTTATTAGCCGGGCTGTTTGCTACTTTTGCCACTCCGAAAAAAGCAACAGGGATGGCAGGGGGTGGAATAGTCCCACAGGGATACCCAAATGACACGTTTCCTGCCATGTTAAGCAGCGGGGAGCAGGTTATACCAGCTAAAGGAGTAAAAGGGCTTAACGCTCAGAATAACATTCACATTACAGTGGCTGGAGTTACAAGAGGTACAGACATTCATTACATCGTGAAAGAGGTTGAACGCAGAAATAAAAATGTGGGATAAATATGGCAACAGAAAAATTTACATATGATTTTCTTGATGTAAAAGGGTTTCATTTTGGCATCAATATTTATAAGGATAATGCAGCAACCCCTTACGTGATCGAAAATGGTTCTGATATGCCTGTGGTTTTATCTCACACAGGAGGGGCAAAAGATGAATGGGACAATACAATACTTCAAGGTCAGGAATTGACTTTTGATTTCCTTATCCCTCAAGCGGATGTTTCAAAGATAAATGAAATATTTGAATCAGAGTACCAAGATTACATGCTTGAGTACACCATGTATCCTGAGGGATACCCATCAGTGTTAATTTTCAAAGGGTGGATAAAACCGGAAAATCTATATAAAACACTCGATACTAATGAACCTCAAGTAGCAATAAAACTTTCAGCCACTGATGGTTTGGGGGATTTAAAAAAGATTGAATTCAGAAACGCTGACCGCTCTTTGATCACTGGCAGGTATTCTTTATTGGCTATCATTAAGAAAGCTTTGACCCCTTTAAATACCGCTTTGAATTTCAACATTCAGTTAAATTCATGGGATACCGGAACCATGACCTATGATGAATGTGCATTGGAAAAGATGTACAGCAATTGTGAGAATTATTTCGAGATATCAGACAATGGTGCTCCCACGGTTATGAATTGTTGGGATGTTATTGAAGCCGTATTAAAGTGTTTCAACGTTAAATTCCACCAATATTTAGGTGAGTGGTGTATAACTAACTTTTTTGAGTTAAACAGCTATTCTCATCGTTATTTATCCACTGATTTGTCTTTAATAAGCCGTACATCTAAATTCAATTCTGTAGATTTATCAGATTGGCTATTTTCCCCGGGAATTGATCAACAAAAAATACACCCATTAAAAGCCATCCTCACCAAATCAAAAAACAAAGATGTAGGAGGGGATGTGAGTGGAGCGGATTTAGCAGATTGGGAGGGTTCCTGGACAATAGCTTTTTACACGCATTCTGTATTATCTGGGGGAGTACTTCAATTGACTTCTTTGAGTGGATCGGCTGAAGATAATTTTATTGAATTAGCAAGTGATTTTTCAATATCACAAACCTCTTCAGATGATTATTTGAAAATCAATTTTGATTACAAAATAGAGGCTGTTACATGTTCCTCTTTACCTGAAGACCTTCAATTGAGGGTTCAAATAAAAAGATCAAATGAAACATGGAGCATACCAATTCTTGCCCCATTATATGGAAGGGATTGGATTCACTTTGAAGCTCTTGCCTGTGATGCCTTAAAAATACCAATTGGAAGTGGTTCCTATAACGTGCGTATTAGTTTTGGTACAAAAGATAATTCACGGTGGGATTGGTTAACGGCCTCCTTTAAAATAAAAAATGTAAGTATTCCCAAAATACAAGCAAGTTCAGATCAGTACAACCCGGTAACAATTGATTATGATGAACAATACTATCAGCATAATACAAAAGGGGTTGAAGAACTGAATTTTGAAACTCTGATAGCTGATGGGAAAAGTATAACTGAAACGGGGGCTTTTTTAACTTATGACGGTCAATGGGGAATAACCAGTCATGAATGGAATACTTATACTCACACAGAACAAACCCATATATTGGATTTATGTGTTAGGAATATTCTGGCCAATCGAAAATCCTACAAAGACTTTTTGAGGTTGGAAATTTTTGACTTTTCTAATGTATTGGGGTTCGATAATTATGTTTACATACTTGACAAGATATACGCTTTCAATACATATTCAAAGGATTTTAAAAACTGCAAAATAACAGCAGAACTTATTGAATTAACGCTTTCAGAAGACCTAACAGTGGATTATACAGAATGGGAAGAAGTGGGGCTGAAAAAAGCAACTTTCAAAGGTTCAGAAAATCCTGTTACAAATCCGATTGGGTACTATCAACCTTCCCATGGTTTTTTAGTGGGGGATGTTATTGCGATTGTTGCCCCGGAAGGTGAAGATCCTTATTTTATTTTAGCAACTTTGGGTGGGGATTATTTACCTATTGGGATAGTTTCAGACGTGCTGTCCGGGGATGATTTTAATTATGTCAGTGAAGGCTATATCAATCATCCTGATATTCATTATTTGTTAGGGTATTATTATTACCTTGATTCTGATCATCCCGGTAAAACAGTATTGATTCCAACTTTAGCTGAAAGTGGGCTTGAACAGGCTGTAGGTTTTGGAACCCATTTAGGTTTTAAGGTTGAGATTGATAACTTACAAAGATCAGGAGGAGGAGCGTCAGCACCTACTACCGTTTCAAGTTCATCAACTAACAGCGACAACGGAACAAATCACACGCACGGGCTTGACAATGTTGGAACCGCAAAATCGGTTACACTTGCTTCAATTACAGTTGATGCAAAAGGAAGAGTGACAGCATGTTCTTCCGGATCAGTAGTTGATAATCTAACAACACAAGTAAATGTATGGAATACAGGAACTTCATCATCGTTGATTCTTTCAGGGTTATCAAAATTGTCCCCGGGTCGAACAATTAATTTATTTTTCACGCAATGGAATCGTACGCTGGAGACACTCATATCAGGAACTATTCAGGCGACTTACATGAATTTTGCGGGGGGGGTCAAATTATTTTATAGTCAATCTGTTCCGTTCGTTGACAATTGCAAAATAGAGTTTGTCGATGAATCTGGAGAATATCGGATAAAATGGCTTCCGAAAACTGGGACTAGTTTCGGATTTGCAGGAGGCGGAATGGTCGCATATACTAATCAAATTACAATACAGATTTGATTTGATTGAAGAACTGAACTAAATTAATAATGGCAGGGTGTTGCCCGCCAAATGGAGATTGGTTGAATGTTTAACTTAAAAATAATATTGTATGCCACCAAAATCAGAAGTAGTATTAAGAAAAGAGGAAGAGTTGGAACAGTACCGTCAACATAAAGATGATATTAAAGAAGCGGCAAAAGATGCTGTTACATTAATATCTGATGCTGCTGCGAAAGCTGCGGAAGTGGTTGCCCAAGCTGCCAGTGTATCGGTAAAGGTATTACATGAAAAGAATCAGGATGATCATGACTTGTTAATCCGGTTAAATACTTTGATGGAGATATTGGATAAAAGTGTTCGTGAATTAGGGACAGGCATGACTACCAATATGGCAAACTTGGAGCATACAAAAGTGGGGGTGAAAGATTTTACCGCATTAAAAACATTGGTGGAAACAGACGTGGAACCCCGGGTGCGGAAAATCGAAATAAACCAAAATCGTTACATAACCACCACCATCCTTTTAATGAGTGCTATCGGAGGAGCTTTTTTATTGTTATTTATGCATATCACAAAATAGTTTTGTTATTAGTACAAACTTTAAAAAACAAAGATCATGCTGAAATTAAAAACAGTACAGAAAAATGATGAACCCGGACATCCACCAGAAGACCCGGAACCAGTGACCCCTACTTCCCCAGATGGAAAACCAATTCC